CTTTAGCAATTAAAATATAATCGCACTAGTGTTAATTACAGCACCATGGATGAAAAACTTCAACCATCAGCGGAACCGGATTGGCAACGCAAAAGAAAGGAAAATATCCTTTCACTTGACCTCACTGAGGCCACATACTCCATGTCTTTTGACATAATGGAAAGCAATTTCGAATTTCTCGATCTTGCTATGGCTAAATTTAAGCCATGGAAGGTTTTTAAAGACCTTTTTAAAATTAAAGAACGAGAAATCGATCTTTCAGAACTCCAGAAAGGAGATTACTACGACAAAGACTTGCCGCAGTTACAAACCACAAAATGTGGGTCGTTTATGGGTGATGCTTTATCATTCATACACCTTACACTAATGTTAGCTTCATTAGTCAATCAGACCACTTGGTCCAATTTAGGACGTAAATCCTCTCGACATGTCTATGCCGATGAATACGTTAAAAGGCCTCTCGGACAAAGTGTTGGAGATGACCTAATCATCTTAAATGTAGATGATAAATTTTGCAATATTTTTATGCAAAAAGTCTCAGACATGAGACTTCAAGCTTCAAAGATTAATTCAATCTCGAAGGACTCTGGCACATTTTGCGAGAGTTATGTGTACAGATGTGCACTTAACGAGAGACATCTCGTTCAAAAGGACTCCAAATTTGGGGACCTTATATTCCTTGATATAATTAAAGGAAGCCTTTTGACTGGAAAGTCAAAAGTTAAAGCAGATGGGTCAGATCCTTTTTTAGGACATGCCAAAATGCTTAATAAGCAATTAGCCTATTTACCTCCAGAAGAAATCTGGAAAGGAACAAGAGCAAAAGTGCTCTTGTGGTGTCGAAACTATCGACAAGCGGTAAAGCTCGGAAGAGCTAAACCACATCTACCTTTAGCGTTAGGTGGATTAGACATCGCCGTTGGCGCATGTGATGGGTTCAATTCTGAACTCATGAAAACGAAGTACATTCCGTACTACGCAGGAATTGTTAAATCCTGTAAGGAACACTTCCTTAAATACTATACCTTACTTTTAGGTATTTTTAGGACAAATCCCAAAGGGTTTGCCTGGTCTAACAATGAAGAAGCAATTGCTATCATTGTTTCTGAAGCTGAAATAGTTACAGAAGAAGAAGTCTTATCTAGACTTCCAACCTGGCTTTTAGGAAAACCAAAAGGTCAAGTAAGGAGATATTTAAACCAAATCGGTTATATCACCGTTACTGGAATAGCTGATGAGCTATCACGAAGGGAGGCATTCCTTCGTTACTGGAAAGGTGAAATACCAACCAGTTATATGAGTCTTACTCCAAAAAATACGGAGCAAAGACATAATGATGTATGGAACATCATAAGAAGGGAAGTCCCTTCTACAGTGCCAGAATGGCACTGGACAAACTTTGACAAGATTGCCAGCGAATTTGATCTTCGCACAAAAGGGATGTACCTCAAACGAGATGATCCCATTATCCAAAAGGTATACGAAGGAATGACTTCCATGTATATCAATTATGGACCTAGACAGTAGCATTGCTACATAATAACGTCTAGTTAACTCAATAAAGAGTAAGCACAATCAGTGCTTTATGCAAAATTTGCATAAGGGTAAACTTCTAAACAAGTTAAACCTTGAACCTAAGCAAGCAATGCTCACGCGTCGTTAGACGGGTTCTTGGCTCAGCCCTGTAGAATAAAGTCTACTAAAGGAA